GACGATTTCCTGCGTCGAGGAGCGTGCAGGGGTCTCGCGCAAGATCTGCGGCTTTGTCCTGCCGCTGGGCGCGACGGTGAACATGGATGGCACCGCGCTGTACGAATGCGTCGCAGCGATGTTCGTCCTGCAGACCCAGGGCATTCACCTGGGATTCGGCGAGCAATTCCTGATCGTGATGCTGGCGCTGCTGACCTCCATCGGCGTGGCGGGCATCCCCTCGGCCAGCCTCGTGGCCATCGTCATCATCCTCAACGCCGTCGGCGCGCGCGTCGGTCGGCGTCCCCATCGGACTTGAGGCCTTCGCCATCATCCTGATCATCGACCGCCTGCTCGACATGTGCCGCACCACCGTCAACGTCTGGGGCGACACGTGCGGCGCCGTCCTCATCGCCGTCAGCGAGGGGGAAAAGCCGTTGCAGCGGGAGCCGTCCTGACCCGCTCAGGGCTCACGGAACGTGCGGTTCTCCTGATCGGCCGCGATTTCCTCGGGCCAGAGCCTGCGGTACAGGCCGACCGGGAAGGTGAAGGCGCGCAGCGGGCCCATGCCCCGCATCTCGCTGAGAACGCGAAGGGGGCTGTGGGAGGTCGGCTCCTTCACCCGCCACAGCAGCAGCAGGCAAGAGAGGCGCAGGAAGATCGAGACGAAGAAGAGCAATTGGTAGTTGTTCCATTGGCGTCCGGCCAGGACCACCTGAAAGCCATTGAACAGCTCCAGGAAGAAGCCGCCGGCGAGGGCGCCGATGCCGCCACAGACCCCGGCCAGTCCGGCGATGGCGGCAATGAACATGGAGCGGTTCTCGCGCGGGGCGATCTTCAGCAGGTAGCCGTTGCCGGCGATGTCGTTGCCGGCATTCCAGATGCCGTCCAGGAAGAACGCCACGGCGAGGACGGGAACGGCCACGGCGGGGGTGACCAGGAACAAGGCAACGACAATGAACGGCTTGCAGGCGTCGCAGATGACCATGACAGGCTTGTGGCCATGGCGGTCGGCCATGCGGCCCCAGACCCGGGCGGCGAAGGCGTTGGCGATTCCCCCGAGGCACCAGATCAGGGTGGCCTGCCAGAGCGGGACCGCCAGGACCTTCAGGACGTACAACTGCATGAACGAGGCGGCGAACATCACGCAGAAGGACCAGGCGCACCGGAAGATCAGGTACGAACGGAACTGCACGTGGCGCAAGGGGGCCAGCAGCACCTCGAGAACCGGGGTTTCCGGGAGCATCTGGTTGGGCGGCTCGTCGATCCAGATGAAGAGCAAGATGTCGATCACCCCGGCAATCACGCCGACGGTCGCCACCAGGGGGTAGGCGTGCAGGACCGGCATGGGATCGAGGTACATGAACAGGGTGATCGCCACCAGTCCGGCCACCCAGGTCATTTGCAGGCGGAACTGGCGTTGCCCCCAATAGCGGTTGAGCACCTGCTTCGGGACCAGGTCGGCCAGCCAGGAAAAGCAGAACGGCGGCGACATGTGCCCGAGCAGGTTGCTGATCGAGAGCAGGACGACGATCAGGCTCACCAGCGGCCCCGGCCCCCACTCCGGAAACAGGAGCGGCAGGAAGGCGACGGGCAGGATGAGCAGGCGGGAAACGATCGTGAGGATGACGAAGGTCGGCTTTCGCCGGGAAACACGATTGACCAGGAAGGCCCCGACGAAGTTCATGAACATCATCGCCATCGGCACGCCGCCGAGGATGCCGAAGTGAAGCTCCGTCGCGCCGATGGCGCGGAAGAATTCCGTCTGCAACGGGCACGAAACGCCCGTCACGAAAACCATGCACAGGCAACCGCCCAGCGTCACCAAGCTCAGGGAACGCCGCAATCGCTGACCGGAGATCGTTTTGCTCATGGCCCAACACTGGCGGAAAAGGAAAAGCCCGGCGCCAACCAGACCCCGGGCGGTTCACCGCTTGCTGTCAGCATAGCGGCATCTGCCGACAAGCGCAACCGCGCGCGATGTTTTTTCCGTCATTTCAGCCCTGGTGATGAGTGGATTTTCGCTGTCGGCCCTGTTCACCTCGGACTACATCGAGGGGCTGCAGTGGAAGAAGCCGTTGATCCTGCTGGGCTTCTCGCGGTTCTGCGAGATGGTCAGCCACAACGTGTATTCGATGGAAATCGCCCCGGCCCAGGGACGCCTCGCCCTGATCAACGTCTCCGCCTTCCCCGGCATGATGCTCGCCGGAATCACCGGAGCCGTCCTGTGGCAGGCCTTCGGCAACTTTCAGCTCCTCAATCTCGCCACCGCCGTCACCGTCGCCCTGTCCTTCGGCATTGTCCTGACCCTGCCGGAGCCGCGAGGCACGCCTTTCCCGCCCGCATAGGCATCGCGCGGTGCGAAATGGCTGGCTCGGGCATGAGGATCAAATTCCCGCCCAGCTCCGGCGTCCCGCCGGGCTTCGGCTAATTCCTCGGCAAGATTGGGGCAAGGACAACACGAAAGCCAACGAGGTACTGCGGGAGCGGTGGGTAATCGTCGCGAATGGCCGCACGGCAACTATTGGCGGAGCTGTACCTGCAGCCCCCGCGGAAAACGCGAAAAAAGCCTCTGGAAGACCCGCACGGATTGGTCACCGCCTCCAATGGGTAGTCATCGTACCAATCCAAGCACCACTCCCTGACGTTCCCGTGCATGTCATGCAGGCCCCAAGCGTTCGGGAGCTTGATCCCAACCGGATGGGTGATGCCGCCGGAGTTGCCATTATACCATGCGATCTCCCCCAGGTCGGCCTCAGTGTCGCCGTTGGCGAACCGGGTGGTCGAGCCGGCCCGGCAAGCATATTCCCATTCTGCTTCGGTCGGCAAGCGGTACTCGGTGCCAAGCGCGAGATCTCCCCCCGCGCGTTCAAGATCGGTGAGTTGCTGACAGAACTCGACCGCCCTATCCCAACTCACATAGTACATCGGGCAGTCATCCTCCACGCCATGCAGGGGCCAACGATCCTCTCCGAAAACAAATTTCTTAACAGACTCAACCCAAATCTGTATCAATGTCTGTGTTGTATAGATGACAGTGCCGGGAGGATGCGCCTTTTGCGCCTGGTCGCGCTGCTGCTGGATGGTCGTGCCCATGACTTCGCGCCACTGCCGCTGGGTGACCTCGGTCTTGCCCATCTTGAAGGGGTAGGTGATCTTCACCAGGTGCTGGGTCTCGTTGGCTTCACGTTCCGCCTCGGACGCCGGGCTACCCATCAGGAACCTGCCGGGTGGAATCTCGACCAGGGGGATTGGCACGGTGAGGCCCATGGGCACCGGAGGCGCAGCCTTCCCGCAGCCGGACGCCACCATGGCCAGCAGCCCCGTCACCAACGCCCCAAGCATGATCCGGTGGCGCTTCATGGGGCAAACCTTCCCTGCCGACGCGGGCTTGGCCAGCGTCTCGAAAATGTGGTGCGCGGGGCGGGAGTCGAACCCGCACCCCGAAGGACAGGATCCTAAGTCCTGCGCGTCTGCCAGTTCCGCCACCCGCGCAAATCGCTTATGTTGAATTAGTTATGGCTTGATTTTTGCTTCCCGAATCCGTGCCTTGGCTACGGTTTGGCACCGGTGCCAGCTCGGGATAGGCGTCGAGGCGGACGGACTCCGGGGAGTCGATGTAGTGCGTCGTCTGGGAGGCGTTGGTGTGGCCCATGACCGCCCGGAGGTCGTCGAGGGGAATGCCTGACCGGCGGGCGCGGGTCGCGAAGGTCGCCCGCAGGGAATGGTAGCCGACGCGGGAGACGCCGTCCTCCCCCGTCACCTTGGCGCGGGACAGGATGCGCGAGAATTCCGGGCCCAGGGTGCGGCGCCCTTGCTTTTCGACCGCTTCGGGGAACAGGCTGGCGGCAGGGCGCTTCAGCCTTTCCAGCTCGCGGCCCAGGGCGGGATGCACGGGGATCCAGACGGCGCGCCCGGACTTCATGGTCTTGGCCGGCCGCAGCTCGATGTGGCGCAGGCCCTCGCCGAACATCGACCAGCGGAGGGTGGCGGCGTCCGAGATCCGCAGGCCCGTGTAGAACCCGACCAGGATCAGGGGCCGCCACCAGGGGGCGACCTTCGCGGCCTCGGCCAGGACGCGGACAACCTCGTCGTCGGTCAGTGGCCGGAAAGGGATCGTCTTGCGGGGGCGGGTGCGGCACTGTCCCCATGGATCCGGCAGGCCGACGGTCTTCCAGACGTGCGAGAGGACGCCGCGGGCGAGATTGGCCGTGCGCGGGGCCTTGGAGCGCATTGAATTGAGGTACTGCTCGGCCACGGCCTGGGTGACGCGCTCGGCGGTGGCCACCCGGGCCCAGCGGCAGAACAGGGAGAGGATGCGGTGGTACGACTCGACGGTCTGTGGCTTTAGGTCGGACGAGGAGAGGAAGGCGGGCCAGAGGTCGTCGAGCGGCATGGGCGGCGGGGTGGCGACGGCGCGGATCACGTCCGGAAGGTTGCCGTAGCGGATGCGGGCCGCCCGGGCCTCGGCCTCGCGCCGGGATTCCGTGCGCAGGGAGATCCAGCGCTCCCGGCCCCCGGAGTAGAGGCGGATGTACCAGCTCGGGCGGTTGGGGCGGCGGAAGATGCCCATGGAGGTTGACCCGGTGTTTGCAAATTCAATGGCTGACCGGTAAGTTACCATTGGGGAAGAGAAATGGAAAGGGCGAAAAAAAATGAAGCTGAAGGCGGAATTCGAGTATTACCGCGCCCACCAGGCTGAGCTCGTGAAGCGATATGGCGGCAAAGTAATCGCCATCATCGGCGAGGAAGTCTTCGGCCCGTACGAGTCTGACCTCGCGGCCGTCAATGCCATGCTTGGGATGGGCAGAAAGCCCGGCACGTTCTTTATCCAGAGGTGCGAGCCGGGCGAGGAGAACTACACCCAGCACTTCCGGTCCCGGGTGTCCTTCGCATGAGTCATGCCTTCACGGTCAACGGCAAGGGGCTGTTCAATGTCCTGAAGACGCCGGTGAAGGTGTCCCAGGCGTTCGATCCAAGGACAATGCCGGCCGACAAGCATCCGGAGTCCAGCGAGTTCATCGCCATCTGGGACACCGGGGCAACGTCTTCCGTCATCACCGGAAATGTCGTCGCGGCGTGCGGGCTGGAGCCCGTCTCTGTGGTCATGGCCGAGCACGCGCAGGGCCGCCAACCGACCAACGTATACCTGGCCAACATCTTGCTCCCCTCCGGCGTGGGATTTTCCAGCCTGCGGGTCATCGAGGGAAAATTCTCCGGCGCGGATCTGCTGATCGGCATGGACATTATCAGTCGCGGAGATTTCGCCGTGACCAACAAGGACGGCGACACGACGTTCACCTTCAGAATCCCATCCGCAGATCGGATTGACTTCGCCAAGAAGGCAGAGCCCTACAGGGCGGATACCATTCCGGCGCGTAACAGCCGATGCCCGTGCGGATCCGGGAAGAAGTATAAGCAGTGCTGCGGCAAGTAGCCGCCCACATTATCGCACTGCGTGTATCCACCTTCCTTCCGACAACCACCGCCCCGCGAGGAAGCACCCCCACGAGGCCAGCAGCATGGATTCGGCCCCGGCGATGGCGAGAAGGCGGACGCCTGGAGGGTTGGCGGCCGTCGCCGCCCACATGCCCGGCGGCGCGGCATCATCTCGACAGCCCGGCTCGACGGCCTTCCTCTTCCTCAATCTTTTTCCACCTTGCGTAATTTGCTTCGTCATTAGCTTGAAGATATGCGGCACAAACATATGATGCCGCCGAATAAGCAGCAATTGCGTCCCCGTTTCTCTTGGCTATCTCGTATTGCTTAACGGCATCTTCTGCAACATCTTTTTCAATACGCCGTATGCTCTCTTTTGCGTCTACCTCAACTTGTCTCATATTTTTTTGTTGTTCCGCCTTGCCTGATGATGCAATTTTAGGCTCAAATACATGCCATGCCCAGATTAAAAAAACACATATGAATACAGCAATGAATGAAATAGACAGGCACCCCATTGTCCTTACTGGATTAAATTCTAATGGATTTTCTTTGAAAACAACAGGCTCTCGCGAAGGCTTTGGTATACTTGAGGGCAAAATGGCAGGTTCACAATTAATGCTTTCTGATTTGTTGTACCCTTCAGGAAACGGAACATACGTTTCGTTTTTACATTTTGGGCACTTGACAAAGTTGTTGAAATTATGCTCGCCAACAACCTCAAAAGGATGCCGACACGATTCGCATTCGCATTTTGATATTACGCTCATTTATCAACCCCATATGCCGTTTTGGATGAAATCATTGCAAGCGGCATTGCCCCGACTTTTCTATTTTGGGTTCAGCAACGCCAGTTTCTTTTCAGGGGACAAGTCCGGATCGTCCATGATTGCCTGCTGGATGGCGACCAACCGCTCCAGCTGCCGGAGCGCCACCTCCGATTCGCGCGGAGCCTCCGCGATCGGGATGCGGCCGTGCGGACTGATATGCGGCGTCAACGGGTCGGCTCGCATGTACGGACGAATTACCGGCTCAATACGCCCCCAGTTCGTTTTTCGGATGTTCTTGGATTTGCCGGACTCAATTCGCTCAATGGTGGCGTGAGACAGGCCAGTGCGCCGCCCAAGCTCTTCTTGGCTAAGCTTGAGCTTTTTCCTTGTTTCCTTTATTGCCGCCTGTATGTCCGGAGTGTTCCACATAAAACACCCTCCATGCGTGTATTTTACACCCTTTTTTTGAAAAAATCAAGATTTTTCTTCGTTTGCACCTTGCAATGCCGGTATCTGCACGTTATAATGAGGGCATGAAACAAAAGAGAAACTACCACATCGAGGCCGACCTGGGCCGCCAGATCGACCTGCTCGCCGAGGCTACGCCACTCAAGAAAGGGGCCATTGTGGAGGAGGCCCTGCGCCACGGACTGCCGCACGTGGCGAAAATTTTTTGCCGAGAAAAGAACGTTAGAACGTGCAATGCCCGCCGCAAAGGGAGGACCAAGTGAACTGCTGCTGCTGCTGCTGCAACTGCGCCGCCCGGGCCGCCGCCGCGACCGAGCGGACATATCAGGACGCGAGGGTCAGGGCGCTGTACGGGGCGATCCTCTTCGACCCGGAGCTGACCAATGAAAAGAAGGTCGGCCTGATCAAGGCGTCGTGGGAGATCAGCGACGGGGTGCGGCCATCGCAGGTGCATGTCCCCGTCGCGGACGCGCCGCCCCTCCCTCGCCGTCGCGCGGGAAAGCGAGGGTGAAATGAGCTGGGAACATTGGACGATTCTCGTGACGCAGTGCTTTGGCCTGGGCCTGGTTGCCGGGATGGCGCTGAGCACGACGCAGATGGGGCTAAAGCTTGGCGAGGGCGTCCAGGACGCGATTGATGGCATCGGCCTGTGGGCAAGAAGGATCAACCCGATGCCCAATCGTCTGGGTGGCGGCGACAATGACGGCCAGGTCGGCGCGAATGACCTTGTTGGCAATGGCCCCGGATCCATCAATGGCCGCAAGCAGCTTGGCCTCGGAATCGCGGAGGCGCTTGAGGTCAATCATTTGGCCCCAACTGTTGGCGTAGACCAGCTTGAGATCGGAGAGCGCGGCAATGATGGCCTGGGCGGATGCGTGCCGCAGGCCTCGCTGGTAGATGTCAAGATTGAATCGATACCCCAGCCATACGCCGACCAGCGCCCCGAGCAGGAATCCCCCGGCGGCGCAACAGGCATGAGCCCAAAACGCAACGATCGCATTCATGGGAGGAATATATCATGAGATCGCGCGAAAGCTACAACACGGCAGGGATGCTGGCTCGTCCACGCGGTCGGCAGGCGGGTGGGGTCGAGCGCGGGCTTGGGCGTCCGCAGGAGATCGCGGCGATCCCGCCCCGGCTGCTGACGACGCAGGGGGTGGCGGGATACCTGGGGTGCAGCCGCAGCCAACTCTTCCGCCAGTCGATCCTGCTGACCATCCCGTACATCGCGATCGGTCGGCGCGAGTACTACGACGTGCGGGACATCGACAAGTGGGTCGACGAGCACAAGCAATTCACGATCCACCCCGAATAGGAGGCAGGTCGGCACGGGACAAGGATGGATGGCAAAACCACCAAGGAAAGGGCAAGGACATGGAACAACGGATGATGACGGACGGGTGGAGGGTCAGGGACGGGGCCGAGATCGAGCGTGCGCGGCGGCGCGCCGACCTGGCCGATTTGGTCGGGTATCACGTCGGGGCGGCGATCCGCTGGGGGATCATCCTGGCGGCGATCGTCGTCGGGTCGATGGTGATCGGCGGTGCGGCATGAGCGGCGACAAGGACAAGAGGGACATCGCTGTCCTCGACATGATGGACGCGATGCTGACCGCAATCATCCTGCAGCAATCCATCGTCGCCGAGCTCCGCGACGAGGTGAAGAAGCTGCGGCAGTCATTCGACAAGGTGGCCGCTGGCGTCGCTGGCCCGCTCGCGGTCAAGGGCGGTGCGGCATGAGCGGCGGGGTCGGCTCGTTCCACGCCGTGATCCGCCGCCGGGACACCGGCACCGTCGCCTTCATGGGGTTCGGCCGCGACCTGGAGGCGGTAGCCCGCGGCGAGGGAGAGAACGCGCGCCGCTGGCTGGCGATGATCGCGGGCGATGACGCACTGGGGCCGGTCGAGGTCTCGTACAGGACCACCCCGCCCGCCGTGGGCATGGGCGAGCCCGGAACAGGACCAGCCGCCACCACGTCCTCGACGGAGATCATCGCCGAGTTGCGGCGGCTCACCAACGAGATGTGCAAGGGGTTTGACCGGTTGGTCAGGGAGATGAACCGCAGGTAACCGACCCTTCCCCCGGTCGGGTGGCCGGGGATGGCAGGCAGGCGAGCCACCCATAAACGTCCGCGCCCTGCGCCTGCCCGGGGCCGGACACCAAGCCAAGGGAGAAGACGAATGGAACAGGGAACCGAGACGACGGCGCTGGCACTGGCACTGCCGGTGCGCAGCATGGAGGACATCGCCGTCATTGGCGATGCGATGGCCGCTTCGGGCATGTTCGGGCTCAAGAACAAGGCCCAGGGCATGGTGCTGGCGATGACCTGCCTGGGTGAGGGCATGACCCCGGTGGCGTTCAAGCGCAAGTACCATGTCCACGAGGACGGGACGCTCTCGATGCGGGCCGACGCGATGGCGGCCGGGTTCCGGGCGCGCGGCGGGCGCTACACGGTCCGCGAGCACTCCACGACCCGGGCGGCGGCGCTGTTCGAGTTCGAGGACAGCAAGATCGAGGCGGAATTCACACTCGCGGACGCCGAGCGGCACGGGTACACCCGGACGAAGGGCGGCAAGGACAAGGACAACTGGGAGAAGCACGCCGAGAACATGCTCTGGGCGCGGCTGATCTCGGAGAACGTCCGCATCCTCACGCCGGAGGTCTGCGCCGGGATCTATGTACCAGAGGAAGTGGACTCGTTCGGCGGCGGCGAGCGCCAGGAGGTGGTGGTGACGCCGGAGCAGGCGGCGGCCAAACTGCCGGGGGCGCGCAAGGAGCGGAAGGCGGCGGCGGCCGCGGTGGATCCGAATGCGGACGCGGTCGAGATCAAGGCGGAGGTGGTCGAGGACGCCAAGGCCGATACCGCCGCCCCGGTTGCGAAGTCCGCACGGGCGACCGCGCCGAAGTCCGCCGAGCCGACCCCGTTCGACCCGGCTCCCGCCGCCGATTCACCGCTGGGGATCGACTTCGCCGTCTGCCCGATCCCGCCGTTCAAGGGCCAGCCGTGGCACGAGATGGGCGAGACGGTCCTCAAGCACGCGCTGAAGACCGTCCACGCAGACCTCAAGGACGGGCACCGGGACGCCGTCAAGGCGATCCTGAAGGCGCGCGCGGCCGCGCAGAAGGGGGGCTGACCGATGCCGACCGAACTGCACGGGCTGATGATCCCGCCGCCGAAGCTCCCGGCCAAATTGGAGATCGCGGCGGAGTGGATGCAGGAACGCGACAAGCTGGTGAGCCAGGCCGCTGGCATCCAGGCCGTCGCGACCCAGGCGGAGTTCACCGGGGCCGAGATCCTGCTGAAGCTGATCACGGCGGTCTCGAACGACGCCGAGAAGGTGCGCAAGAAGCTCTCCGACCCGTTCGCCAAGGCGGCCAAGGACATCAAGGCGATGGCGGATGGAGCCCGAGAGCCGCTTGAGGCGCAGAAGGAGCGCCTGAAGGGCATCATGGCCACGTACCTGCGCGAGGTGCAGCGCCGCCAGCAGGAGGAGATGGAGCGGCAGGCGCGCGAGGACGAGGAGCGACGCCGCGCCGAGATGGAGCGGATCGAGCGGGAGCGCCAGGCGGAGATTGCCGCCGCCGAGGCGGATTCCAACCCGTTCGCCGCCGCCGAGGCCGACGCGAAATTCGCGGCCCAGGCCGAGGAGGTGGCTTCCGCCCCGGCCGAGATCGCGCCGGAGACGGCGGACACCCGCAAGACCATGACCACCGCGCGGACGGTCTGGCGGTTCGAGATCGAGGACGCCACGGCGGTCCCGCGCGAGTTCTGCGTCCCGGACGAGCGGAAGATCCGCGAGCACGTCCAGCGCAACAAGGAGGCCTCCGGCATCCCGGGCGTGCGTGTCTGGGAGGAGTTGGCGGTTCAGGCGCGCTAGGTCTCAATCGCCTTTCGGCTCTGCCAACAATTATACAACATCAAACCAAGGGAGAATGCCGGACATGAAGAAGAACGCGCCGAGCATCAGGGAAATCGAGGCCGCCAAGGCGGAGCTGTTTCGGAAAGGGAGCAAGCGCGCCGAAAAGAAGGCCGGTGTGAAGCCGAGCTACGAGCAAAACCAGGCGTGGTGCGAAAAGCACCCCACGCCCATGCGGCGATGGGACATCCGGTATCACGCGGCCAACAAAACGGAAATCGATCGCGTCCACGAACTGCTGCTGGCCGCCCGCATGGGGCAGATGACCAGCGAGGAGTTCTACGCCGCCGTCAAGGCATTCTGATCCGTAGTTTTTGGAGCAATCCCGCAACAATCCCGCAACATTGAAGAAGGAAACAGACCATGGGCAAGTGCGAGAAGGAAGGCCAGTTCACGGCGAACATCATGGGCGTGTCGCTGATCGAGCACCGCTTCAACCCGGAGGCGCTGGAGATCCGCGTCGACTTCGAGGACGCCAACGACGGCAACACCGGCCGCGTCTACCTCGACCTGAGCGAGGACTACGCGACGGCCGGGGCGCGCAAGGGCGAGCGCCAGTGCGACATCGCGGCGGACACCCTGCACCACCTGGGCGTCGACATCAGGGGGCCGCAGGGGCTCTCCGGGCTGAACACCCTGGACGGCCGCAAGGTCTCCGTCACCGGCAAGGTCAACACCAAGGGTTACCTCAACTTCTACCTCAACACGAGCAAGCCGGAGACAGCCATCGACGTGAAGGCGGCGGCGGCGCGGATGAAGGCGTTGTTCGGCGGGGCCCCGGCGGCGGACAAGCCGGACAAGGCCGGGCCCGACGGGCTGTTGCCGCCGATCGATCCCGGCGCCGACGAGATCGACGGCCCGAACCCGTTCTAAGGAGGGGCCGCCCGTGCGGATCGTCGTCGATACCCGAGAGCAGACGCCATGGACGTTCCCGGCCTGGGTGCAGGTCTCGCGCGGCACGCTGCCGACGGGAGACTATGCCCTGGCCGGGGACGGATGGGCGATCGAGCGGAAGAACCTCGACGACTTCCTCGGCACGGTCTCGACCGGCTGGGACAGGTTCTGCCGGGAGATCTCGCGGATGGACGGGTGGGCGGCGAAGGTCGTGGTCGTGGAGGCCGACTTCGCCGCCTGCTGCTTTTGCGAGACGCCGGACGGGATCGAGCCGCCGCGCCATTCGCATCCGATGCTGACGCCGCGCTTCGTGGCCTCGCGGATCGCCGAGCTGACGATGATGGGGGTCTCCGTGCTGTTCGCCGGGGATCCCGGGCAGGCGGCGGCGCTCGCCTATCACCTGCTGAGGCGCCGGGAAATGGAACTGATGATGAAGGGAGGACAGGCAACATGACCATGACGACGACGGCAGGGGCTGGGCGGGGCGCACAAGTCGAGCTGGCCGCGACGGTCGAGCGGGTGCTGTGCGCGAAGGAATCCGGCCCGCGCCGGGTGTGGATGATGCTCAAGACCCAGCACGGGATCGCCAAGGGCACGGCGGGCTGGGAGCCGAAGCCCGGCGAGCGGATCACGCTCAAGGGCGAATGGACAGTCTGGAACGGCGAGCGCCAGCTCAAGTTCGCCTCGATGGTTCCGGACATCCCGACGGACCCCCGCGCCAAGCTGCACTACGCCTGCGAGATCACGCCCGGCCTGGGCGAGGCGCTGGAGGAGAAGATCTGGGAGGCCCTGGGCGAGGACTGGGAGAAGATCGAGCCGGGCGACGTGAAGGGCGTCACCGAGGCGCGGTGCAAGGCGCTGCGCGAATCCCTGGAATACATCGCCGTGAACGCCGAGCAGGTGCGGACGGTCTCTTTCCTGATGGCGCACGGCGCGACCTTCCCGATGGCCGAGAAGGCCTGGGACAAGTGGCGGCAGGAGTCGGTGCCGATCGTCAAGGGCGACTGCTTCCGGCTGGCCGACCTGCCGCATTGCGGATTTCGCGACGTGGACACCCGCATCCGGGCGCACTTCGGGATCGGTGACAGCGACCCGCGCCGCACCCGCGCCGGCGTCGCCTATGCCCTGCGGCAGTGCCTTGAGGACGGCTCGACGACGTGCGGCTGGTTGCGTCTCCGCGACCAGGCCGTGAAGCTCCTGGGCGTGTCCCGGGCAATCATCATCGACGAGACGCGGCGGATGCTCGCCGACGGGCTGCTGGTCGGCTGGCGCGAGACGCTGGCCCTGGCCGACGCCCGGGCGCATGGGCATGAGTCCGCGATATGGGAGTTCATCAATGCAGCTTAATGACGACCAGCTCGCCGCGATCCGGCGGGCCAAGGGCCGACGCCTCTCCGTGATCAACGGCGGGGCGGGCACAGGCAAGACGACGGTGATCCGGGAGATCGTGCGCGAGATCGGCGGCAATTCACTGCTGTGCTGCCCGACCGGCAAGGCGGCGGCGCGGCTCCGTGAGGCCTCCGGCCTGGACGCCAGCACGATCCATTCCGCCCTCAAGTACAACGGCGAGGGATTCATGCTGAAGAGCCTGGCGGGCACGTCGCTCATCGTCGACGAGGCCAGCATGGTCGATTCCGAGCTGATGGCGGAGATTTGCCGACGCGGACCGGCCCGCCTGATCCTGGTCGGCGACGAGGCCCAGCTCATGCCGGTGGGCAACGGCGCTCCGTTCCACGACCTGATCCGGCTGCGGCCTGATCTCGTATCCACGCTCAACCAGTGCTACCGCAACACCGAGGCCATCTTCAAGGCGGCCACGGCGATCCGCGCCGGCCAGGCTCCGCAGAAGTTCGACCAGTCCGCCGGGGAGCTCTGGCGGATCAACCATACCGGGCGGCCCGAGCCGACCCAGGAGATCATCGTGCGCTACTACAAGGAAGGGCAGGTCGACCCCGCCCAGGACATCGTGCTGGTCTGCCGCAACGGCGAGCGGGGCGACCCGGCCCCGGGCACCGTCCACGCCATCAACACGGCGGCGCTGGCGGCATTGGGATTTGATCCGGAGCCGCGCTGGCAACCCGGGCAGCGGATCATCTGCCTCAAGAACTTCGCCGCGCTCGACGTGTGGAACGGCACGACCGGGACGATCACCGGCGTGAACAAGGACGGGGCCTGGGTGAAGGGCGACATCCCATTCCATGACGCCGAGCAGGATTGCATGGTCGACGAGATCCAATGGCCGTTGGAGGTATTGAGGTCGTGCCAGCACGCCTACGCCCTGACCGTCCACAAGTCCCAGGGCAGCCAGTACCGCAACGTGTTCTTCGCCTGCTTCTCGGCGGACGCGCACATGATGCTGTCCCGGCCGCTGATCTACACCGCCGTGACCCGGGCCCGGAAGAACTGCGTCGTGCTGGGCGACGCGCGGGCCTTCGCGGCCGGGATCGGGATCTGTCCGCAGAAGACGACCGTCCTCCAGGAGCTGGCCCGCGAGGCGGCGGCCGGGAAGGCGGTGGCGGCATGAGCGACGCGGCGGCGAACGATGCCAAGAAGGAACCGCAACCGCGCCGGTTCACGCCAAACCCCGGGATTGCCCGCTACTACAGCTTCGAGGAGATCTGCGCGGCGTCTGACTGCGTCGACATCGCCCGCGAGATCGGCCTGGCGGTCAAGGAGGACCGCTGCCCGGCAAGCTGGCGCGGCGGAACCAACGAGACCTCCGTGTCCCTGGCCAAGTCCGGATGGCACGATTTCGCCACCGGCCAGTCCGGCTCCGTGATCGACCTGGTCGCCCTGGTCATGTTCGCCGAGGACACGCAGGCGGCCCAGCAGTGGCTTGGCGACCGCCTGGCACTGACGCCGAAGATGACGCTGGGGACCGACAAGGCCGGACGGGCCGAGCGTTTGGAACGCGAAGGATATTCCCTGGTCAAGGCATACCCGTACATCGACCCAGCGACCGGGAAGGCCCGCCACACCGTTGAACGCTGGGAGCACCCGGAGAAGGGCAAGGAATTCGTCCAGCGCGCCGGGAGCCGCTATTCGCTCAAGGGCATCGAGACCCTGCTCTACCGGCTGCCGGACTGGATCAAGTCCCCCTACGTGATCCTCTGCGAGGGAGAGAAGGACGCCGACACCGTGGCCGACGCCCTCAAGATGAAGGCGACCACGAACCCCGCCGGGGCTGGGCGCTGGGAGCCGCACTACAACCAGTGGCTGGCCGGCAAGGACGTGGCGATCATGGTCGACAACGACGACGCCGGCCGCGCCCGCCTCGCCCACCTGCTCTGGGAGCTGAAGAACGTCGCCAACAACCTCAAGGCGATTCATTTCGACGACCTGCCGGAGAAGTCCGACGTGACCGACTGCGTGGCCGCGCACGGCGCGAATGCGACCATCGAGCGGATCCGCGCCGCCGAGGTGATTGACAAGGCGGCCATCGTGAAGCCGACCGACGACCTCCCGGCCGTGACCGCCGCCAAGGAGGCCAACCGCCACGACCTGCGGAATTTTATCGAGATCAAGGAGGTCGACGACAAGGGCAAGACCAAGGTCACGCACAAGCCGCGCCAGATCAACGACCTCATGCGCGACATCCGCACCCGGCTCCTCGGCTTCCCGCACAAGGTCGGCGATTCCCTGTTCGACCACGACCGGGACACCGCCGGGATCAGCTTTCTCGACAACCCGGCCGAGTTGTTCTCTTGGATGGCCACGAAGACCGGCCGCAACATCCAATGGAAGCGCGGCGAGGGCATGACCCCGCGCGACGAGCTGTTCAGTGGCCTGCGGCAGACGGCCCGCCGGTTCGAGTCCGTGTCGACCATGCCGCACTTCCCGCCGCGCGGCGACACCTACTACAGTCATGCCCCCCTGCCCCCGCCCTCCCCTGACCGCGAATGCCTCCAGCGCCTGCTTGAGATGTTCAGCCCGGCCTCGCCGATCCATGCCATCCTCCTTAAGGCGTTCATCGCGGCGCCGCTCTTCTACATCCGGCACATCCCGCGCCCGGCCTGGATCATCGATTCCGAGGACGGCGCCGGGACCGGCAAGACGACCATGGTCGAGGCCGTGGCCCACCTCTACGGCACCGAGGTGATCCGCACGTCCAAGCCGGAAATGCTCTACTCGGCCGGGGACGTGCTCAAGCGGTGCCTGTCCGGGGCCGGGCGCATGAAGCGCGTCCTGCTGGTCGACAACGTCCAGGGCAACTTCGCCTCGGCATCCTACGCCGACATGGTGACGGCCTCCTCCCTCTCCGGCCGCCCGGCCTACGGGCGCGGCGAGGAGACCCGCTGGAACGACCTGACCTACGTCATCACCGCAAACTCCGCGAACGTCGACAACGACATCGCCCAGCGCTCCTGGACGATCATGTTGCGCCGGTCGAACATCCGGCCGTCATGGAAGGCCGACCTGACCAAGTTCATCGACGTCAATCGCCTCCAGATCGTCGCCGACATCCTTGACGTTCTCCAGGCCAACCCGCCGCTCACCGACCAGACATCCACCCGCTACCCCGAGTTCGAGCAGCAGGTCCTGCAGCCGATGTGCGGCGACATGGACGAATACTCCGAGGCCATCAAGCAGGTCTTCTCCGACCAGCAGACGCAGAACCTCGAGGAGGACGTGGCCGCCCGGATCTCCGAGACCATCCGCCACAACCTGCTGAACATCGGCCTCGCCCCCGACCAGGAAACCTACTTCCTGCGCTCCGAGGTCATCGACGCCTGGTTCCGCAACGTCCCCATGCCCGTCCAGGGCGACATCAAGCAACAGATCGTCAACGCCGCCAAGCACGGCATGTTGACCGAGGTTGATAAGACAATCAGAATCTGGCCGAACAATGGCGAAAGCCGCCGCCGCGGGTTCCTCTGGAATCGCGGAAAAACAGCCCCCAGGGTGCTCGGGGTCCGCCAAGACGGGAAGGTTGGGCAGGTCGTATGAGGACAGCAATCAATACACACGGGACACACGGCCTTTTCTCAAAACTCAATCAATACACACGGGACACACGGCCTTTTCTCAAAACAAAATCGCTCAAATGTTCAGAAAATGCCGTGTGTAGCGTGATTAAACAACAGTACACACGGCTACACACGGCTTTTCCTTATTATAGGAGGGTTTCAGGTTTTTGGGTGGTCAAAAAAAGAGCTGTAACCCTCTACAATGGGAATTTGCCCGTGTGTCCGTGTGTACCCGTGTTTCAAAGGAGCCATTAATCATGACCCCCCCGACCCTTCGCCACGCCCTTCTCCGCGCGCGCCAATCGGTCTTCACGGCCTCCCTTCCGGCGTTCGACGAGACGGCCCGATCCTTCATCGCAGAACTGCCCAGCCGTCCAACGGAAACAGGAACACTCCTCGCCGAGGCAGCCGAGCTGATCCGGTTCTACCAGACCGATCCGCGCGCCGCCCACCTGCCGCCGATGCTCTGCCGGGAGGTCTGGGAGCCTGCCGAGGACTACACCGAGCGCATGTACCGCCGGGGAGGGTATCGCCAGTGAGCACCAGCACAACGAGCGCCGAGATTGCCATGGACCCCCTCCCCCGCCAGACCATCGACCTCCCTTGCCGCATCTGCGGGGACATCGCCACCGTCTGGCTCGACGAGGCAACGTACCGCGTCAGCGCCAACGAGACCCGCGTCGCCAGGACCTGCATCTGCCCGGCTTGCCGGATCGAGTACGGTCGGCGCATGGATGCTGCGGCCTGCATCGCCAGGCGGCAGGCCACCGGCTGGAGGGTGCCCCGATGACCACCACCACGCCCAAGAAACAGTTTCACAAAGTTGAGAAAACAGCCCCGCCGTGTTACGGACGGCACCAAAACGTGTCACGATGCCGCCGGTGCGAGTTTCGCGCCTCCTGCCTGGAGTACGGCAGGCCGGAGCCCAAGGGATACCCCATGGAGTACCGGGACGACATCATGCCGCTGGCCGAGGCGGCGGGGGCGCTCGACGCGGCGGGCGACGCCATGGGCCCGGTGCCGATCACGCCGACGGCCGGGGTGATCTACCGCCTGTCGCTGGCCATCGTGGACGCGGCGGACGGCAACCCGCTGCGGGTCGGGGTGGTATTCGCGCGGTTGGCCGGCCTGAGCCTCCGGGAGATCGGGGATCGGTGCCGGGTCTCGAAGCAGGGAATCCACAAGCACATCAGGGAGGTGGCACAGAGGAACAGCGCGCTGGGAGAGCTGATCAGGAGACGGCTTGCCGCGGACGAGGCGTCGGTGGCGAGGGCGAGGCGGGAGGCATCATCAGTGGCGAAGATCAACCAGGCAACCAGAAAGGCGAGGCGGTCATTATGAATGAGCACCAAGTTAAGAACCTGGCGGAGCAGTTCCGGGTCGGTGAGGACATCGCGGCGCTGGAGAAGTCCATGCGCGAGGCCAACCAGGAGGCGCGGAAGCAACTGGCGAAGCTCAACAAGCGGCTGGCCGAGCTGAAGTGCGAATACCGCGCCGAAATGATCCAGTCCGACCTGTTTTGAGTTAACAGGCTCGCCGCAACGCGCAAAGGGAAAGGACATGGATATGGGCACGGGGATGGACACGAGCGCCGAGGTGGCGCTGGAGGCGCTGGCCGCCGAGGTCGACCAGCTCACGGCCGAGGTCGTGGCGCTGGCCGAGGACGTGGATCGGGTGTTCGGGAATGAGAAAGGCGAGGTGATGCCATGAATCCCCCAACCGTCAGGACAGACCCGGTGCTGGAGGCTATCGCCCTGAAGCTGTTCGGTGTCGGCCGGGTTCCCGTGCCGGAGCAGGCCAGGATGATAAAGCGGGCGGCCAAGGCGGCCCGGGACGCCGCCGCGGCCGAGGAGCGGGCGCGGTGCATCGCCGCCATCGACGCCGAGCCGGAAATGCCATTGTGCTGCCCTGGAGTCGGAGAGGCCAAGCGCAACATCATAGCCAGGATCAAAACGCCGCGAGGCGGAGAGGTGGATCATGGCTGACCAGGTGAAGGCGGTGCGGCTGGCGATCAAGCTCGAATCGGCGCTGCATACCATGAAGCGATTGCATGGCGCAAAGTGGAGCGAAAAGGCCGCGCCATACCGCGCCGTGCTGTCCGGCGTCATGGGCGACGAAGGATGCAGCGTCCTGAGTGCGGCATTGCCAATCGCCAAGGACATGCGGGCCAATGGCCATAGCCCGGTCATGCTGCTGGCGGTCGCGGCCGAGATGATCGGCGAAGGGCCTCCTGGCCCGGTTGACCACCGGCGTTGTTCATGACCAAGAAGAAGCAGAGCGCGGGCCAGCCTCACCGCTACCAGAAGGGCGAAAACCACCGCGGGAGCCGTCCGCAGGAGTCCATGGAGCTGAAGAAGTCCAAGTTCGTGGCCGAGTACCTGAAGGACTTCCACGGCGGGCGGGCGGCCCTGGCGGCGGGGTATTCCCGGACGACGGCCAGCACCATGGCATCGAAATTCCTTCGCGACCCGGCGGTGATCACAGCGCTCCAGGCGGAGATCGAGAAGGCCAAGACCCCAAACGTGCTCTCGCTCCAGGAGGCGCTTGAGATCCTGACCGCCATCGCCAGGAGCAGGCTCGGTGAGTACATCAACGAGCGCGGCGACATCGACATCGAGAAGGTGCGCAGGTTCGGCGGCGCGGCCCTGGCGGAGTTCGCGCGGGACATGCTGAAGGGCAAGGCCAGGATCAAGCTGCGCGACCCGATCATGGCCATCGAGCGGATCGCCAAGCTGCTGGGATGGGACAGCCCGGAGCAGGTGCATGTGACCGGCGACGTGGTGGTGATGCTGCCGATGGTTGGCGGCGGCGCGGCGCCCGATGGCGGTCCGCCCAGGCTCCCGGCCTGATCATGGGGGGCTCTCCATACCCAGCCCTCCGGTGCGTGGCCAATCCCAGGCCGCTGACCATCGACGCCAGCGACCCCGGCCTCTACAACGACATCTACCTGCCGCTACTGCACGACACGAACCGCTACCTGCTGCTGTACGGCGGCCGGGACAGCGCCAAGAGCTATTTCGCCGCGCAGTGGTGCATCCTGAAGTTGATGCGCGAGAAGGATGCGCGCGGGGTGCTCATGCGCCGCCGGTTCAATTCGATCCGCGACAGCCAGTTCCAGATGATTCGCGGCATTGTCGATCGGCATGGCCTGGGGCGGTTCTTCAACTTCACGACCTCGCCGCTGGAGGTGACGTTCAGGCCCACCGGAGCGAAGATCCTGGCGCGCGGCCTGGATGACCCAGACAAGACCAAGTCCATCGCCGATCCGACCTTCATCTGGTACGAGGAGGCGAACGAGATCACCGAGACGGACTGGCAGAAGTCCACGCTGTCGCTGCGGACAAGCGGCAAGGCCGTGCTCCAGGAGATCTTCACCTTCAACCCGGAGATGGAGGAGACATGGATCAACCGGGTCTTCTTCCCGCCAAAGGCCAGCTATGAGCGGCCCGGGGGCGAGTTCCATTTTGTCCCGTCGATCCGCGACGACGCGACAATCCTGCATACGACCTACCGCGACAATCGCCATTGCCCGCCAGGGCGCCGCAAGCTGATCGAGGGCATCGCCGACCAGCACTACCGCGCGATTTATGCCTGGGGGCTCTGGGGCGGCGCGCTCAAGGGGCTGGTCTATCCGGTGTTCGAGATCATCGATTCATTCCCGGAGGACGCCAGGAAGGTCGGGCATGGGCTGGATTTCGGCTTCACCAACGACCCATCGGCGCTGATCCGCTGCGGCGTGTGGGACAAGTCGCTGGTCTTTGACGAGATGCTGTACCGCCCCGGACTGACCAACCAGGACATCGGCGCGGAGATGAAGCGCCTCGGGATCGGCCCGCACATGCCGGTCTGGGCGGACTCGTCAGAGCCAAAGTCCATCGAGGAGATCCGGCGCCAGGGCTTCTCCATCCGGGGCGTGACCAAGGGGCGCGATTCCGTCCGCAAGGGCATCGACCTGATGAAGAGCCACCCGATCCTCATCACCAGGCGAAGTGTGAACCTGTTGCAGGAGGTGGTGCGCTACAAATGGGAGGAGGACAGATCCGGCAAGCTGACCAATGTGCCGGTCGACCTCTGGAATCACGCCCTCGACGCGGCCCGCTATTGGGCCATGATGACGGTTGCCCCGGCCGGCGGCGGGGCGCTGATCCTGGCGTGACCGGGTTGACGTGCCGCGTGGAACAAACCCAGGAGAAGAGCATGTCCAGCCTGATCTTTTCGCGCGAGCACCCGCTGTATGCGCTCCAGAAGGAGTCCTGGAAGAGGACGCAGAAGGCCTATGCGGGCGGCCGGGCGTACATCGATGTGGCGCTGCTGCGGCATGTCTCGGAGGCGGCAATCGAGTTCGACGAGCGCAAGGCCCGCGTCCACTACTTCAACTATCCGCGCCGGGTGGCCCGGCTGATCACGCAGTATGTCATGGCGGTCTCGCCCGAGAGGCACAACGCCGCCCCGGAGGCGGTCGAGGATTGGAGCCGGTCGGGTCTGCGGACCAACGAGGTCATTCGGCAGCTCTCGACGTTCGTCAATCTCTACGGGCTTGGCTGGCTGTCCGTCGATATGCCGAGGATCAACGGGGAGATCACGCTGGCGGCGAAGCAGGCCGGCCGGATCCGACCGTACGTCACGGCCGTGCAGCCATTGCAGGTGGTCGACTGGAGCCACGGGGCGGACGGGCGGCTGGCCTGGGCCATCATCGAGGACATCGACCGGGCGGACGAGGATCCATTCGCCGAGCGCAAGACCATCGTCCAGCGGCGGCTGTGGACGCGCGACTCCTGGACGGTGTTCGAGAAGTCCCTGGACGGCGGCGCGCCGCGGGAGATCGCCACCGGCAGGCATCAATTGGGGGCCGTGCCGCTGGTCTGCGTCTACGAGCCGGACGGCTACGGCGTGTCCACCGAGCATTGGTTCAACGACGTGGTGCGCGTCTCGGACTCGATCCTCAACGCCGAATCCGAACTGCAAATGAACATCCTCAAGCAGATGTTCGGGCTGTTGGTCGTGCCGGACTCGTTCTTCCTGCGGGCGACGGAGCGGGTCGAGCGGATGGCGGTCGAGACGGGCGCTTCCATCGACGAGACGTATGCCATGGTGCTGGCGCGCTCGACGGCGATCACCGAGACGGCCGAGGAGAGCGGGATTTCCCGCTACATCGCGCCGCCGGCCGACCTTGCGGAGACGATCCGCTCGGAAATCGGCAACCTTCGGGCCGCCCTGTACGAGGTCGTGGGGCTTTCGTTGTCCAAGGACACGCGCGACGTGGAGAGCGCCGAGGCCAAGGCGTGGGACTTCCACGCCGTGGCGCAGTACCTGGCCAGCCGGTCGGACATGCTTGAGCAGGCGGAGGTCGCCGCCTGGGCGCTGATGAACCAGTGGGATCCGTCGATCCCACTGCCGGAGGTCGCCTACAACCGCGACTTCAAGGTCGCCGACCTGAAGGCGGACGTGGAATCCCTGATCGGCCTGAGCAGCATCCCGACCGGCGAGGAATACACCAAGGAGGTCGAGCAGACGGCCGTGGAGCTGTTGTCCAGGCTGCGGCCGATGTCCCCGGAGCGCCGCCAGGAGTTGGCCGACGAGATCGCCAACCGCGAGCGGACCGCGCCGACGCCGGAGATGGACTTGGGCGGGGTGGATGAGGACGAGGAAGACGAGGAGGAAGACGAGGAAGACGAGGAATAATGCCGGTTTGTCAATCGTCAACGGTTGACGACCTGCCTTGATTGTCAATCGCGCCGCCTGCGTCAAGGGCGTCGTTGAGCCAACAACGTGAAAAACGGGAAAGAGGTCGCAATGAAGATCAAGGACGTTCTCGCGAAGGTCGCAAAGGGTGAAGACCTGTCCGCCGAGGAGAAGAAGTTCCTCGCCGAGTACGAGGAGCCGTCGGAGGATGGCCGGATCCCGAAGGAGCGGCTGGACCGCGAGATCGCGAAGCGGGCGGATGCCGAGAAGAAGCTGGCCGACGCGCAGCAGGCGGCCGAAGAGGCCAAGTCCAAGCTCGACGAGCTGGAAAGCAAGGGCCTGAGCGCGGCGGACAAGCAGACAAAGGAATTCCAGAAGCAGCTCGACGCGATGACGAAGAAGGTTGAGTCGCTGACGGCCGAGAAGGAGGCGACGGTGACGGAGCTGGCCCAGACCAAGTTCCGCACGGCCGTTTCCGAGATCGCAGGCAAGAATGGATTCCTGGATGCGGACTATCTCGGGTTTGTCCTGTCCGGCAAGAAGATCGACGTGGCCGACGCCAAGGCGGTCGACGCCGTGGTCGGCGACCTCAAGAAGAGTCATGCGGCGCTGTTCAAGGCGCCAGTGGCGGGCGGATCCGGAGGCGCGGCCGGCGGAACCGGCGGCAATGCCGGCGAGCCCGACGCGCAGAAGAAGTACAACGAAGCCAAGGCGAAGGGCGACGTGCTTTCCATGCTGGAGGCCGCGCCGCCTTCGCCTGAAACCAAGAAGGAATGACCGAAATGCCTCTCTACAGCTACGATCTCGCCAATGCCAAGCGCGACCTGTCGGACATCTTCGACACCGTCGTCGCCGGCGCGCCGCGCTTCATCAGCCGGTTCCGCACCAACGGGACGGTCGCGCGGCACAAGAAGCACGAGTGGCTGAACGACCGGATCACCGGCCGCTCGCTGACCGCCGTGACCGTCGCGACGCTGACCGTCACCGCCACCGCCGCCGACGTGGCCAAGCTGCTGGTCGGCACGATCCTGACGATCAAGGACGATCCCGTCCTGTTCCGGGTCGACTCCCTCGACAGCACGACCACGTTCACGGTCTCGCGCGTGGCGACCAACGGGTCGGTCACGGCCGCGCCGGGCAACGGCAGCACCCTGCTGATCGTCTCGACGCCGATGGTCGAGGGCACGGCGAACGGCCAGGGCGAGCAGGGCTATCGCCAGTCCGACACGGACTGGAACGGGGTGCAGACCCTCCGCAAGGAGATCGTCATCCCGCAGCTCGCCCTGAGCACGAACGTCTACGGCAACGTGGACAACGCCATCAACAAGCACACCCGCGACGCCCTGACCGAGGGCACCCGCGACCTGAACCGCGCGGCCCTGTTCGGCCGCCGCGTCGAGTCCGCCGCCAACGCGCGCGGCGAGATCGGCGGGATCTACCAGTTCGGGACCGCCGCCGGGGCGCTGGGCGTCAACGCGCAGGCCGAGCGCTTCGATTCGTTCGTGGTCAACGACGCCTCCCAGGCGATCCTCGACCAGGGCGGCGAGGCCAACCTCATCCTGTGCGGCCTGGGGCAGGCGCGCGTCCTCTCCTGCGAGTACAAGAAGGAGCTGACCATCGTCCGCGAGGATCAGGCGCGCGGTGCCTATGTCGCGCGGATCGTCTCCGAGATCAACGGCCGCGGCATGACCATCATGGCCGAGCCCGACATCCCGGACACCCAGGCGTGGGTCATGGACGACGCCGGCCTGGTGATGGTGCCGTTGGCCGACGACGCGATGCGCGACGAGGACGCCACCGAGAAGGGCTTCCATGGCATCAAGCGCGTCGTCTGGGGCAGCTACACCCTGGAGTTCCGGAACGCCAAGCAGCGCCTGTGCCTGGTGACGAACCTCCAGGCGAGCGCGCTGGCCCTCGCGGCGATCAAGGGCGACGCCAGCTAGGCGAAGCGAACGAGGCTTGAGCTGTCCGGCCCCGGGTTGTCAGGTGGCGAGCTGGCCGCATAAGCGGAGGCCGTCGCGGGCGACACGGGGCCGGTCTTTTTCGGGAATATCCACGGCACAACCAAGGAGGATCACGTGGGCAAGGAATGGAAGCTGGCCGGCACGATCACGGGACCGCAATGGAAGACCGTCCGCTACCGCTGGCGCGGAACCATGACGGCGCTGGTCATCCCGGTCGTCGAGGATTCCGAGGCGGCGGTCGAAAAGGACGTGGAGCGGCGCAGCGCCCAGTTGCGCCCCAGGACGGCCGCCTGCCTGGCCTGCTCGACGCCGGCGGTTGTTGCCGTTGCCGAGACGTCGGCCGCGCCTCTCGCCGCACCCTCCCGCGCCCCGCGTCTGGGGATCGCCAGGATGCGCCTCGGCGACCTGGTGACATTGGCCAGGGAGAAGTACGGGATTGACGCAGCGCCTGAGATGGGACGCGATGCCATCATGAAGAAGATCCGGGAGATCGCACATGTCTGAAGTCACCGTCGAACAGGCCGAAGAGTATTTCGAGGAGCACCTTGAGGCGGCGGCATGGGCGGCGCTTGACGAGGTCGCGCAGCAGGCGCTGCTGAACATGGCCGAGCCGGAGATCCTTGTCCACTTGCGCGGACAGGACGCCATCGATGCCACGGACACCAGGCAGGTCGCGGCCGTCTGCGAGCAGGCGCTGTTCCTGTGGCAAAACCGCCGGGCGCTTGATTCGGCCAGCATGGCGGTCGCCTCGGGAATCCAGGCGGAGAGCGTCGACGGGCTGGGCTCCCGGTCATTCCGCACCGGCGTCGGCCCGGGGTCGTTGCCAGCGCTGGCGCGAAATGCGCAGACCCAAATCCGCCTGCTGATGGGCCCGCCGCGATTCGTCAGGGGGTAGGCCGTGGCCAAGAACCCGCTCCGCAAGAAGATCGAGAGCCACGCGCAGGGGCGGGCGTGGATCGAGGCTAACGCCGCTGACATGCGGGAGATCTACTCGACCGTCCGCGCCCGAATGATGGCGAGGATCGCGGAACAGGCGACCAGCGGCAAGGTCGGCGTGCCGTTCTCCGGCAAGCACCTGGTGGCGCTCAGCGAGACGATCCAGCGGCAGTACGCCGACCTAGAGCAGGAGCTTCGCGCCAGGATGCGCCACGCCGTCCCCTACGTGGCGCAGAGCTACTACGCCATGGCGCTGGCGGGCGCGGGCTCAAAGGTTGTCGGCGGGTTCTCAAAAACGCGCGTGGACGCCATGCTGCAGGACTCGTTCAGCCACATCGCCGGGGCCACGCGAATGATGCAGGACGCCGACATCCGGCACTTGCGCAACGTCGCCGCCAAGATATTCCGCGAATCCTCGATCACCGGCGACACCCGGCGGCAGGTCTCGCAACGGCTCATGTCCGAGGCAATCAGGCTGCCGGACTTCGCCTTCGTGGACAAGGCAGGCCGACGATGGGGCAACAAGTCGTATTTCGACATGCTCGGCCGGACGGTGCTGCTCAACGCCAGCCGATCCAGCTACCTGGACACCTGCGCCGACAAGGGCAAGGATGTCGTGGTCGTGAGTACGTCCGGGGCTCCGTGCCCGAAATGCCAGGTGTGGGAGCGGCGGTTGCTGTCCGTGACCGGCAACACCCCGGGCCTGCCGACGGTCGAGCAGGCCACACAGGCCGGGCTGTTCCATCCGAATTGCACCCACTCGATCACCGCCGTCCCGGATGTCATCCGGAAGCGGCGATACGACGACAAGGGCCGTCCGACCAGCGGATGGAACAGCAGGGGGCAGGCGGCGACCGATGATGCCGACGCCTGGCGGAAGTATCGAAAAGAGAATACCAAGACCACCACGCTGCGCAGTCGCGACATCCATGCCGACAAAGAAACTGGGTCGGTGTCAATGACCCACCACAAGTTCAGACAGCTCAAGGACTCGAACATGCCCATTGTTGACGAGTTGCGCCCCGCCTTCGCGGCGGCGGAAAGCGGGCGCGACGGGTTCGTGAAATTCATCCGGGACACCGGCCAGAAGACGCAGACAGAATACTCTGCCGTATGGAACGTCAACGGGAATCTGCACGCCGTGGCCAAAGGGGGGCATGACGCGGTGTCGTCGTTGATGCCGGGGCCGGAATCTACAATAATCCACAATCACCCGAACAATGCACCGTTTTCAGGTGCAGACATCCGGTCGTTCTTTGACAATTCCGTGCGCAAGTCGGAACTTGTCCTGGATGGATCGGTAATCTCCTTGACGCGAGGCAAAGAAGCGGGTACATTGAATACACAATGGGCAATGGAAAGGTTCGCCAAGATTGGCGTTTCGCGGGGCGCAGATCCGACAATCGAAGAAATAAGGAGGTTCTGCCATGGGACAGGAATATCTTGTCGCGAGGATGGATGACAGGTACAGGACGCTGGGGAGCAAGAACTGTTCCTATTGTCGTTTTTTCTCTGGCTCCGGTCGTCCGTATTTTGCGGGCAACAACGATGATTGCGAGCACTTCGGGGCAATTCCTCCGGACATCTGGAACAACGAAAAAAAATGTTCAAAGTTCGAGGCCAGCAAAAATGACCAAGACAATCCAAGTGACAAGGCTTGAGGAAATCCGGGCTGTCCGGGTGATCTGCGGATCATGTGGAGCGGACTTCTCGATACCGGTCAAGCGGCAATCGGATGCGTTCTTCCACGACTGTCATGCCTGCGGCGCGGCGATCCCGACCAAGCCGATCTGCGAATCCCTGACCGCCATCGCCAGATTGCAGGAGATGCAGGACAAGCATTCGTTCCGTGTCGTGATCGAGACCGATCCGGCAGGCTGATCGACTTCTGAAGTTGACCGCTGCCCTTCGTTGAACCCCAACGGAGGGCTTTTTCATGCTGGATCACCTGCTGGTCGAGACGGCCACGCTGTACCTGCCTCTCGGCACCTACACCGACGACGGCCAGCCGGAATACGCCGCCGGGGTGTCCGTGCCTGCCGCGTCCGTGCCGATGACCCAGGCAGACCGGGACGCCTTCGGCAACATCACCGCCTCAACGGTCATCCTGGTCAAGTACGACGGGGACATGCCGCATGGCTTGCGCCTGGCGGTCGGCGGCAAGACCTATGACGTCAAGGGAATCAGGAAGTGCGCGCGGCTGGGCAGCGCCGACGCCGTTGCCTGGCGGTGCGCCGTATGAGCTGCATATCCTTCGACGACAGTGAATTTCGCATGAGGCTCAATGACCTCATCCAACGGGCCGCGCCGCGCGTGCAACAGGCATTGGAGGAGGTCGGCGACTTTGTCCAGGCGGAGGCCCGCGACCGCGCCCCCATCGACGAGGGAATGCTGACCGACAGCATCGAGCACGAGGTGTTTATCGGCGACGGCGCGGTCGTGATCCGCGTGCCGATGAATGCCCCGGCCGCCCAGTACGCCGTGCCGATGCACGAGGACACGGCCTACAAGCTGGGGCCGTTGTCCCAAGGCAAGCAGTCGCGGGTCGGACAACAAGTCGGCCCGAAGTACATCACCCGGGCCATCGACGAGAACAAGGAGGCGATCCGGGAAATCATCGCCGAGAACATGCGCAACTAGGTTGACGCTGCGAGTTTCGCAGAGGAACAGGAATCGGAAAAGGAAAGGCAGAAAGCCATGGAAAACCTCATTGTCAGGACGCCGGGCGCGGGAGCGAAGAACGCGCTGAACTATGTCGGGGGAGTGGCCATCCGCGATGCCGACGCGCGTCAGCGCGCCGCCGTTGCCGTCCGCATCTGGCCGCCGTGCTCGGTCAAGAAGGACTCGACCGCGCCGACCACCACGCTGTACCAGCGGTGGATCCGTGACGATGTCGGCGAGGTCTACATGGAGAAGGTTGTCACGATCAGCGGCGAGACGGAAATCTACTCGACCGTGGGCCTGTGGGCGGATCGCGAAACCACCACGTTTGACGGCGAATCCGAGAGCTAAAAGGAGCCATCCATCATGCGCAAGTTGAATCCCGAAACGTGCCTGCTGTGCCTGTTGTGCCTGCTGGCGATGCCCGTCGGCGTCCGGGCGGAAACCATCTTTGACTCGATTCTGGGGGCCTTGCGGCTCAAGGATGTGACCACGGCGGCGGAGGCCGGGGCGGTCGCCGAGGAGCAGAGGGCGCAGAGGATACTAGGAGTGAACGTACTATGAAACGATGGCTCTCAAAACTGGTGTCGCTGGCCAAGCGCGGCTATGCCGCCTACCGGGCCATGCCGGAGGAGGATCGGAAACGGATCGAGGGGAACGCCAAGAAGCTGACCAACAGGGTGCTCAAGAAATAAGGAGACACGGACATGGACTGGACAGTGGTATTTGCCGCGGGCGGATTCGGCCTCGCGCTGGCGGGCGCAATCGGGGCGCTCATGTGGCTGATCATCCGCCTGGCCGTCCAGCCCGTGGCCGACGACGTGGCAGAACTGAAGAACTCCCTGCGCCCGATGGAGCTGAAGTTAAAGAGCGAGGCCGAGCTGGCCCGCATGATTTCCGCCCAGGTGTGGGATCATAAGGAAGCCTGTCGCCTCGACCGAGAGAAGAGGGAGGAGAAGGAGCGGGATCGCCAGCGCTTGTCCGCCGGGCACGTCGTCGCCGCCATTGTCGTCGCCGCCCTCCTGGGCTGGCTGACGGTTGGGTGCGCGTCCTACGAGAAGTGGGAGCTGGACCGGGAGACGGGCAAGATGATCCTGGTGGCCAAGGGCTCTACCGCCGGATTCTTCCGCGACCTGGAAGAGGACCGCACCTATGACCCGACCACCGGCAGGCTCGTGCGGGAGCGGACGGCCACTAAATCCACCACCAGCGATGTCATGTCTGCCGCCAACGAGCTGATCGGCACCGCCACCGCGACGGCCGCCAAGGTGGCACCATGATGAAGTGCGGGCGGGAGACGGAGGTGTTTTCACGAGTGTGTGGATACCACAGGCCCGTGGCCAGCTGGAACCTGGGGGCAAAAGAAAGCTTCAAGAACAGAAAGCCGTACAAAGTAAAAACCGGGAGCGGCAAGGAGCCCGAGCCATGGCCAACAAGCCAAACCTTTTCGTCCTCGCCGGCGGCGGGCTCGCCCAGGTCGAAAGCTCCGTCGGCTGCCTGATGGCGTTGCACGAGGCCGGGATACCGGTCTGCGGTCATGCCAATGCCGACTGGCGGGGAACGTCTGCCGGGGCCATCGTCGCCGCCGTGATCGCCGCCGGGTGGACGCCGAACAGGATCGCCGCCTACCTCGCCGAGCGCACTACCGAGGACTTCCTTGAGCGCCGCTGGTGGTGGCCGCTGCGCGTCCTGGCGGGCGGCCCGGCCTACCGGCGCGATGGCCTCGCTGCGTTCCTGCGGGAGGTATTGCCGGGCCACGCTTTTTACCCGCATGTCACCTGTATTATGACGCGCGCCCGCGGCTGGCGCCGGGTCGAGGCTCCCGCTTCCTTCGACCGGGTAATGGCCAGCTCCGCCATTGACGGGATATTCGGAGCCTGGCCCGTCGGCGGCGAGCCAATGCTGGACGGCGGTTACACCGACAACGTTCCCCTTGAGCCATGGCAGGCGGCCCAGTATGCCCAGGTCTACCTGATCCTCCCCCCGCGCGATCCGGACGCCGACCGCCACGCGCGCACGGCCGTCGGGCGACTGTTGCAGGGCCTGGACGCCAAGACCAGCCAGGAGACGGACGAGGCGGAGCGGCACTACAGTTCGGGGCTGTTCCCCAACGTGCTGCTGCTCCGGCCGCCGCCGATCCGGTCGAGCCTGCTGGCGCTGTCGCCGGAGCGGTCGGTGATGTTGCACGCCTACCACTGGACGGAGCGCCTACTGGCGGAGCGCCGGGAGAGCCTGAAATGATCGACACCGAAGTCATTGAAAAGGGCCTGTTGGCGATCGTTGCCAACTGGACCGGGCTCACGCCGGAAGCGGAAATTTTCCGAGGCAAGATCCCGGATGGCCTGACGAGCGGCGTGGCCGTGGCGATCCTGGACGATCCATCTGGCAATGATCCACAGGTGCCGGAGCGAAATGCGCAGGTGATTGTCAAGCGCGGCTCTCGGGATGGGGCCCGCTCCGTGGTCGATGCCCTGCTGAACCGCCTCCCGTCGTTTGGCCCGTCCGGGAACGGCGTCCGGTTCCTTGGCGTGCTGAAGGCCGGCGGCGGGGCCATTGTGCAGGTCGATGACGGCGGGGCGAAATCCTTCCAGTCCACCGTCAAGCTGCTCTTGCAGATGTCGCCGACAGGGGCCGACCTCGGATATCAGGACGGCAACTATTTCGCGCCAACGATTCAGCCGTACGTCTATCAGGTGGTCTATCCAGCGGCTGAGATCATCCATGGCCATCGGGCTGTGCGGATCATGGCCGATGGCGTGCATCATGCGTCATCCGCCGCGCTGGCCCATGCCCAGGGTGTAGCGGGAATATCGATGAACGCGGCGGCCGTCGGCGATGCTGTCACCGTGCGTATCATGGGGCAGATCAATGAGCCATCCTGGTCATGGATTGACGGATCGTCTGTCTATGTGGGGGTCGATGGCGTGCTGACCCAGACCCCACCGACGTCCGGGTATATCCGCGAGATCGGCATTGCCGTCGGCCCAAAGTCAATGATTGTCCGGACATTGATGCCCATAACCATTATCTGAGGAGAAACGACCATGGCCGCCCCAAAGTACCTGAAGCAGAATGCCGGAAGCATTGAGGAAGTCGTTGCCGCGACCACCGGCGGAGCCCCCGATGCCGAGAAGATCCCCAGCCTGGATGCCAACGGCCGATTGACGGCGGCTATGATGCCCGTCGGCATCGGGGCCGAAGTGAAGGTCATCGTGGCGAGCGAGGCGCTCGGTGCTGGCGATTTCGTCAACATCTGGGACGACTCGGGCACCCTCAAGGCCCGGTTGGCCGATGCCTCCGCCGACAAGCCCGCACACGGCTATGTCATCGCGGCGGTCGAGAGCGCGGCCAATGCCACGGTCTATTGCGACGGCATCAACGACCAGCTCACCGGCATGTCCGGCGGTCCGTTGATGTACCTGTCCGGGGCCGTCCCTGGCG